AGGCTTTTGTCGATTCATAGAATCGAGAAGCTTAAGCTGGAAATGCTTTATAAATTTTTCACTATACTTATGTCTCCACTTTTCTGTAAAGGCATTACTCAGTGTATGATTTATCAGGTCAAGGAAGTCTACTATTTCTATGTCTATGTTTTTGATCAATTTGATTACCTATATACTAATATATAAGAGATACAAATGCGGTTTATTTCAAAGGTAATCAAAAATTTTTTATCCAAGGTTGGTGTTGATGACGACCAAAAGATCCAGATGGTTCCTAAATCGTCCTCTGGTATACGTCCAGGAAACTTCGTATTTTTTAAGTATGACAACAAGCAGGTGGTTCTTCTTGTGGTTTCTCCAGTAGTCAAAGATGCTAAAACAGGTAATAGGCTGTTTACAGGATTTAAGGTTCCTCCTGGTGAAGATTACACACCGGATTCTTTGACGAATCTATATAAAAATAAGGAGCTTCCTCCAGATAATTACAGGACGTATATTCTATCTAAGATTCAAGGTCCTGTCAGGAGAATTAAGTAATGGTATTATTAGTAGCAGCAGTAGAAGCATTAAATAGCACTCTAGGCAAGGCTATAGGAAAGTTAGAGAACATAATCTCTACTTCTGAACAGGCCCAGAAAGCTACATTATCCTTAGGCCAGTCACTTGGGGGAAGTTTTAACTCCCTCGGAACGAGTATGGATGACCTTAACGGGTCTTTTGGTCAAAGGTTACAAGTAGGTATCGAAGGAATGCGGGCTGGCTTACAAGGAAATACAGCGGGTGTTTTGAAGCTTCTAAATGAACAGCAGCTACTAGGACAGAACTTTAAGGCTACCGCCAGGGTTATAGCAAGGTTTGAATCCAGCTTAGGTTTGTCTAGAGAACAAACAGAGAAGCTTGGAGATACTTTATCAGAAACCAGTAAGAAGTTTGGGGTTAGCATGGACGTTCTGGTAAAGGCTCTAGAGGGAATAAAAAACCTTCCCGCTCTTAGGGCTGCGGGACTTGGTGGGTTGCCAGAATCGGTCACTAGATTAGCAGGTCAGTTTGGACCTGCTTTGCAGGGAGAGCTAAGGACTTTCGTAGGTCTACTTACCGATACCTCTATAGAAGCGTATACAAAGTTATCTCAGCTAGGGATAGGTGATGTAAGAGAAAGATTTGCTGCGGCAGGACCAGAGCGTCAAGTAAAAATTCTTGAGGAGGCTATAGCCAGAGCAGGTCAAACGATACAGACTTTTGATGCTGGCGCTGAATCCTTCTTTGGAAAGCTAAGTATTGCTGACGGTCTTTTTGGAGAAGTTAGTGATTCTCTTAGGGCGTTGAGTGAGAACATAGGTACGCGGGATCAGGTGCAGCAAAGAAATAAAGGACTATTCACTCAACAGATTTCTGTAATAAAAGACAATATTTTTGCACCGTTTGCAATGCTATTTTCTCAAAACGTATTTCCGCAGTTGAGTAAGTTTGTGGGGATACTTGGAGAAAGCCTTAATCCTTTCTTAGAGTCTTTAACGGAAAAAGTAAAATCTTTCGGAAATAGCACAGAAGCTTTTAATAAGGTTCTAGAAATAACTAACTCTTTATTTAAAGGAATTATAAAAGTAATTAACTTCGCAATTGATGGTTTTAATAGTTTTAAAGTTACGGCCAAATTAGTTACTATTGCACTTGCCCCAGCAGCACTTACGTTAAAATTAATAGGGAAGACATTAGGGTTCATACTAGATGGTTTAGTTTACGTCTTAGAAAAAATAAACACATTGACCGTGGGGCTGCTCGATGGGGTTCTTTCGTTTTTAAAGGTGGAAAAAGTAAATAAACTTGATCCTGAGTTGTTTGATCTATTTTCTGCTATGGATAGGTATTTAAAACAGATAGCAGAAAATACAGAAAAAGACCCTATTGATAACAAAGCCCCAGAAGCAGCGGAGTCTTTGCGAGAAGCGATGACAGTATTGAACGATACTCTATACGAGATAAGCAGAGAAGCTGTAGGTAATACAGTTGCTGAAGAAATGAGGGATCTTACAGTTAGTATAGCAGCTAATACTGAGAAGATGGCTGAAGATAGTGCCTTACCTAGAGCGGGGTCAAAAGTTTAATGAGATACAATCCTATAAGAGAGAGGCGTTTGCCTGACAAGTCTAAGTTGGTTTTTGAGTTCCCAAAACCAGCATTGGGTGAAGCTAAGTATGTGGTAACTTTACCGTTCTTTGAAAATATTAAAATTACTGAAAAGAAAAGAGCCAACTATAAAAAGTATGATTTAATGTCTAGATCTAGCCAACTATACACTTACACAGGCGCTAATTCTAGAAGATTTTCTTTAAACTTTGTCATGTCATATCCTCACATACTTGAAGAGCATGGACCCCAAGTATATGATAATTTTAGAAGATTTGTAGATACAGAAGACAGTGCGTTTTTAAAGGGATTATTTATAAAAGGTGCTGCTCAGATACTAATTGCTGAGTCAACAAAAGCAGGAGGTCTAAGAAGCCAATCGAAGGCGTATGCAGATAATATAAAAGCCTTGTCTGTAATCGAGGGATCTAACGAATCAGGAACAGACTTGCTGGATGGAGCGTTAGATATTTTAGGGTTTCTCCCAGACTTGGCTATTTCGGATCCTCCCCCTGCCCCGGAAAAGTACAATAAGTTAATTGACATGGTTCTGTATTGGACTAATATTATTAGGTCTTCCGTGTCTAATAATTCAGAAAACCCAGTTTTTGGTCCTCCCATAGTTAGGATAAATCACGGGGTACTATTTCAAGACATACCTTGCATATGCACAGACTACTCTGTAGCTCCGGTTGAAGAAGCTGGGTATGATTTGGATACTCTAATGCCAAGGAGGATAGCTTATACAATGAATCTAGAAGAAATTAGAGCCGGGGATTTCCAAAATTTCAGTTCAGCGGATAAAGTAAAAAAAGACAATCTTGTCGGATGGGAGGGTGTAGTGTCCAACCCTCACCAAAGTATGGACCCAGGGTATGGGGTTTAACGATGGCATCTTTAGGAAACAATAGAGGTCCCTACACTAAAGATTTTTTAGGGGTTCGTCACAGAAAGACACTTACCACCACAATAGTTAATACAAAGTCTTTTGATTCTATTCTTGATAATTTGGAAACTGCCTATGATTACGAGGTGGGCTTTGTTCCTCCTGGGTTCGAGCACAGGCCGGACTTAATCTCAAACGTATTTTACGGGACTCCAGACAAGTTCTGGTTACTTATGTTGGTTAATAATATATCAGATCCCTTTGAAGGATTTAATGTTAATGACAGGATACTAATCCCAAAGCAATGACCTCTGTACCCACAACCAGCCTACTTATTAGCTCAGACGGAGAGCTTTTATTAGAAGCCTTATCTGATTTGGGTAGGTCTGGAGGAAATTTAATTAACAAGGTTGCAGAGATAAATTCCAAAGAAAGGGGAGGCATTTTACTTTTTTCAAATCAAGCTAACCCAAACTTTATTTCTTTAGAGCACACTTTCATGGAGAGTGAACAAAAGATTGTCATTAAGTTTATTGATCCGAAAGGAGAATTTGAAACTAATTATTTTTCTCCAGGCTCAATGTGGAGAGACCTAACGGCAAAATCTGCTTTAGAAAGAGAGAGAAACAAAAAGCTTAGGCAGGTTAGAAATAGATCAAAAGACTCCGCGAAAGATCTACCTGAAGTAGACTACAAGGTTCTATCGAAAATAGTCAGTAATAGCTCAACTAAGCCAATGTATATTGCTTACGGAGTAAGCAATGACCCCGCTACTTGGTCTACCGTACACAGGGTTATCATGACCGGAATAGTTTTTGATAACAACGCTTCCCGAGAGTTTACATTAACTTTAGCTCCATACCCAAGATCTCTGAATAAACAAGGAAGGATTGGGATATTTAGTCAACAAATTGATATGGATACTATGGGCTTTGATTTGGCGGCTGAGGGGGAGTCGCAAAGAATTAGATTTGAAAACGCTGGTGAAGGTAAGGTGTATGCTTACAAAAACTCGCCATACTCAACCGATTATCATTTTTTGATAACAGATGCTATTGTCGATTATATAAGAAAAGCCTCAGGCGGTGCAAATGTAATTGTTCTGTTCCCTGATTTAAATAAGATTTTAGATCAGCATATAGAAAAACTAGGATCTCAAGAAAGTGGGGGTGATATTGCTGACCAGTTAAGAAACACAATAGATAGCTTGATGTCTTCGTTGAATTTATCACTAAAAGCCAAACCAAACTACAGAGGAAAATTCACTAAAGGAAATGCAATACCTAGCCAATATTATTCATTCCAAGATTCAACAAAACCAAAAAGTGGACTTCAAGACTCTTTGTACAATAATAAGAAACAGGCAAACTACTACAATACCTACGATTTTCATGTTAGACTTTCTTCAGAAAACTCTTCGGAAGGAGTACCTGATTTTTTAGAGCCATTAAAAAACGTATTTTCTTCTTTAAAAAAATATTCTTCTACAGGGTATACGATGGATACGGTTTATTTTACTGAGACCGATCTTAGACTACTAAAGTTTTGGGGATCTAAGACCAACAAAAATAAATTAACTTTTAATGGAAAATATACTTTTGATGAAAATATACCTACAGTAGTGATAGGGGACCCAAACTTAATAAGTAATTTATTATGTCCTAGAGAAGATCAAGAAAAAATGCCTTTAGATATAGTTCACCCTATAAACAGCCGTGAGTTAATCACGGAAGATTATACTTCAGGCATTCAAAAAATACTAAAAGTTTATATGTTGGGAAAATCTGTGTTCGGGAACATTAACCAAGTACCAGATATATTTCAATATAAAGATGACGTTCTTTCTGAGGAGGGAATAAACTTAATTGAAAAAAATAAGATTCCAGTGTTTAGACATAATACCAGTGAACCCAACGTAACCAAAATAAAAGTTGCCGATGAAGCAAATGCTTATTTTGCTAACTTATCTTTGGGGTACGCAAAACAGATTGAGCGGTTGGCTGTTCAGCTAATCGACGGCAAAGCGGCGGTTAGAATCAGGGACTATAAGATAAGCTCTATAAAGTCTTTAATAAATGCAATAAATAGAAGTAGGTACTCTAATTTCGGACCTACTTTAACAAAGGAAAAAATAATTAAAGATGTAGAGAGTAGGGTAGATACCTCGTTAAAAGAAAAGATAGTTAAAGAAGGTGAGTATGAAAGTGTTGCATCGTATATAAAAGCTATACTTGACAACACTGATGAGGAAAAAAGTCTTCAACTAAAAATAAGCCAAGAAGTAAACGCAGAACCCGCTGTAATGGTAGACAAGTTCGCCACTCAATTGGCTAACCAAACAACCAAGATAGTAGTAAATACACTACCTTTGTGTAGCATTTCATCAAAAACAATTTATCAGTTCTCCCCTGCGGTGGTATTTTCTCAGGATTTGCCGATGCAAGGGCAAGTGTTCCCCAGAAGAACTAGATTTAATAATTATCTTACCGGAGTATATCAGATCGTTGGATGGAAACATAGTTTAGGTTCTTCAAAGGCCGAGTCTGTATTTGTTTTAGCCAAAATAAATAACTCTTCCAATCTAGGACCAATACCTGCTGAAGGTGAGGGCCAAGGAGCTTCCGATTTAGAGGCACAGTGGTTAAAAACTATGGAGGAAAATTCCATGCGGACTAGAGAGCAGGCTGAGATAATAAAAGAGCAGATGCAAGAGGAGGAAGAAGAAGCCTTTAAAAGCTCAATTAAAGACTTTATTGAGGGTGGAAAAAAAGTAGAGTCCGAGCCAGAAAGCGAGGCGACAAGTATTGAGGTAGAAAAGCCTGTACCAATAGAATATACAGAAGCGGATATTCGTCCTCCGACTAATGAATCATTACCTATTAACGAGGATGGCACGGTGGATGATTTAATTAATAGGGAAGAACCTTTTACCGAAGCGTGGCGCATACGAAATGATCAAATTGATGCGAAGCTAAAAAGTATGGGAACCACGGGCAGAAGAAAATTAGGGGATAATTAAGTATGAGCAATAAAACTGAGATAAGAACTGCGGAGGTTAGAGATAGAACTTTATTAGGTGAAGACGGAACATTTATGGCTAGAGTTACTGATTTGGCTGATGCTGATCAAATCGTATACTACGTTAGCCCTTACGGCAGTTCTGCTAAGGCGGGCATGATCGCAGTCCCAGAAGTAGGAACCCCTATTCTTGTGTGTAAACCTACCGACTCTCATCATTGGTATTATTTAGGGTCTACTTTTGCCCCAGAACCGATACCGCTTAATAATGAGGTGCAGGGAGGCAAATCTTCAGCATTTGAACAGAGCAGTAAGATTACTCACCCCTTCATGAGAATTGATTCGAACATGGGAAAAGTTTCTGGTGTTCCTAATAGTATAGTTCTTCAAGGCAATCACGGACAAGGATTAACAATCTCTGACGAAAGAGATGGATACACTACTTTTGGAGTAAAAACTGAACTTAGAAGTAATGGAAAAACGATCACTTTAAGTGATAGCCCAGGCCAGGACGCAATAACTCTTAATTCAGGAAACAATGCTAAGATTACGTTAACACAAAATCCTAAAGACAACCCCCAAAAAAGTGCAGGATCTATCGAGGTAGATTGTCCAGGCCCGCAGCTACATGTTAGTCGAGAATCGGACCTGGACATGCGAGTTCTTGGTGGTGGAAGAGAAATTAACATTCAAAACAACGCAAACGGAATTCCTTGGGGAAATTATCAACATGCTAATCCAACCAATCCTTGCGGTAATGTTAACATTCAAAGCGATTATGGCGATGTTAATATTATGTCCAAATCTCCCGGCATAGGCAGAGTGTTCATTGAGACTGTAAACTCTTTAGGGGAGACTCAGCTTATTCAATTAAAGACAAACGGCCCTAACGGAGCCATAGTATTGAAGACTAACGGAACTCTGGCTATTGATGCGGGTGAGGTGGCGATACAATCAGTTGGCAATATATCTATGGGGTGCGGAGGTAAATTTAGTGTTGAGGCTAATTTAGGTGTAGCTATGGATACTGGTGCAGACATTACCTTAGAGGGAGCTACCGTAAACCTAGCCCCAGGCTCCGCACCAACTATTCCTGTGGAACCCATAATCACCGCTGCCACGGATACACCACTAAATACAAATGATTACTTCGGAAGAGGATTAGAATAATATGGCTTCATTTGATATAGACACATTTCTTTCGGTTCAAGGGCAGACGGGCGCTGGGCCAGTACAAGCATTAGGAATGGCTTATGGCGTGCCTAGCTGCATGTTAAATCTAGCCTCAGATGTTTTGAGCCTGTTACCCACACCTGTCCTGGTTTCTATGAACTTAGCTACAGAAGCAGGGAAGGCAAAAGCTAACGAAATTGTACAGAAACTTTTTAGGATAATTCAGTTTGATTTAGGCATCATAACTTTTGATACTGAGACTGGAACCTTTCAATTCGGTATAGATGATGGTTGGCTAGGTCTTCAGGGCACGGACGCTATCTCTGAAATACTTTCTTTAGTTAACGGGTTGAGTGCGTTCGGAGCACAAATTTATCAAAACATCAACGCTGCTGTAGAACAGGTTGAGGCTATTGTAGATTGCATAGGATCTTTTGGTGATTACCTGTCTGCAAAGAACCCTGGTTATGCGGCACAAAACCTTTCTCCTGAAGATAGACAACAAAGAGTATCTGAGAAGTATGCGGGCAGCATTGCAGCGGCTAATACGGCTGGAGAGTTTATCGTTAGTGCTGACGGGCTAATAGATCGAATTAATGCAATACTAAAAGCTCGCAGCGACGACCCTTCACTGGAGCCCGTTTTTCGAGATGATGCTGAGTTTGGTTTGAGTGGCCTTAATACCTCCGCTGCTGTTGATCCGGGTCTTGAGGAAGAGGGGGTATTCCGCTTGACGTTCGGTCCACCAGAGACGGTTACAGGCCAGTATATACTGACCAAGGACGGCCTATACTATGACTCTCAGTCGGGGGGCTTAGATCCTGTCTTAACATCAATATCAGGAATTGTACCTGTAGGTGACAGATGGAAATACGATTATGATCCCAACCTAGGAGGCAAGGGCGAGAAGATTGATATAGACTCGCTGAATAAATTTGCCGACAACATATTCGATCCTAATCGCGTAGATGATAGTATAGGCTTACAGGAGTATTACGACCAAGATCACTTCCTTCAGGTGGTAAAGCAGCAGAGGGACAAGCTAGTGTTTGATTTGTCTGCGGACCTACAAACATACATAGATCAGTATGGAGAGGAAGACGCGATTGTTCTAAACCAGAAGCAGTTAATTATTTCTGAGATCGCTAACCATAACGATAAGTTAAACAGGAGAAAAAAGCAGATTGAGGTAGCCGTCAAAGCTCCTCAAATTTACGGCGGCGAGTCTCAGCCTATCTACGGACCAGGAGAGGTGCCAATTAACGACTTCTCTTACTTGGCCGATTATAATTTACAGGTTGACCTGGAAAAACAGAGGGCTTTAGTTTTTGAGCAAGCAGAGGTAACGGGAATAGTCTTGCCACTTAATCCTAAGTTTGTTCGCTCTAGCCCAAAACCTAGGTCTCTAAGCTACGAGCACCTTAATGTCCCAACAATAGGAAAAGGGAGTATTATCTATTCTCCTTCATCTACAAATAACACAAACGCAACAGTTCTGTCCTTAACTGACAACATTGTAACTGATGGGCTTTTCTCCATTTATAACTTCCTAGATACTAACTTAGAGTTGCCTTCATCGACAAACTTCCAAACGACTAATTGTGCTACAGATGATATGTACAATAATGCTCAGTTAGTAGGAACTTCTAGACAAACTATATTTGCGTCTGGATTAGCTATACCTTACTTAGATGGAATCACACGGAACAAGAGTACGCCTGGACAGACTGCGGCAGCGTCGGCGCTTGGAAGCTTTATAAAGCTTCCTGACACCAAAGAGTACAGAGATCTAACCTATTCTCCTTCTGGATTCAGTATGGAGTGTTGGGTTCACGTTCCAAACATAACTGACGCTGAAGAGGGGTGGCTAAGTAACGGGGCATCTTCCTTAACTAAGGTTCTTATTGGATCCGAGAATGTTGGTATAAAGGAAGGATTTGATAACCTAGATCGAACGGGGAATACCAGGGACCTAGACTTACTTCCAAATAATAAAGGGGATCAATTAGTAAGAGGAGTTGTCTGTGGGTTTACTAGGGACAGAAGAATAACGCAGTTATCTACTTCGTCTAATCCCATTGGATTCAGCAATGACAACGCAGCAAATGACCCAGTATCTTCTCTGAGCTTCTTTATAGCTCCAACGATATCCAGGGATGCTTCGTCGGCTTCTTTCATAAACAACGATGAGTGCGCCAACTACCCCACGTTCCACAAGATGAAGGTTGATTTGTCTTCTACAGCGTTTGGTGATGTTTCTTCTCAGTTTGTTCTTGTGGGTATCACCTGCGACCCAGAAAACAATGAAATTAGTATGTACGCTGACGGTAATTTAGTGGCTACTTCCTCCTTATCAGATGTCTTTGGGGTGAGTGAAAATGGTACGCCTTCTGTACCGAACTTTAAACAGCGCAATAGTTTTGAATACTCATCTACAACTGTGGATGGTCCTGAAATTCTGAAGCAAGGTCCGCTGCTTAATCCTTTCTTCACTCCTTGGATAGTTGGAGGAGGGTACACAGATGGAATGTTCTTCCGAGGAAACTTTATGGGAGGAGATCGAGGAGGCATAACAAGTGGTCTTCGCGGCCACATTGGAAGCCTTAAATTTTACTCTAAACCACTAGATAGTACAGAGGTAAAAAAGAATTTTGATGCTCAGAAAGGCTTCTTCAAAAATATTAAAATCTAATGGCAGCTAATAGCACAGTTTTACGGTTTGGTGATAGACCAACTAAGTATGAAGAGCAAGCCCCAAGGGCAAAGCGACAGGAAATTTATGGTCTCACTTTTCCACTTGGATCAAAAATAGATTCTGGGGGAATTTTTAAAAAGAATAGCGGTAGGGAGATGATCCGCCAAGCAGTAGTACAGTTACTTAGGACCGAAAAAGGGGAGAGGGTAATGCTTCCCAACTACGGATGCAATTTGCGAAAGTATTTATTTCAGCCTATAACTCAAGAACTATTCAATAGTATACGGGACACTATAGCAACGTCTTTTAGAAATTACATTGTTGGGGCAAGATTGTTAAAGGTTGGAGTTTTTGAGACGGGAGAGTATGACGCGGCGGGCGGAAATCAAATTAGGGTTGTTTTGTCAATTCAACTATCGACGGATGACCTTGAAGTATTTGACGTAGAGGCAAAAATAAAATGAATTTTTCTGGGACAATAACTTCGGACTTTATGAAACTAGCTCCTATCGCTCTAAACAGGCGAGTGGACTTGATAAACTTTGCCGCAACGGACTTCCTTTCTTTAAGAGATTCCTTAATAAGTTATGTCAAAGCAGTGTATCCTGATGAGTACAAATATTTTGTGGAGTCAGATTTAGGCATGATGTTTATTGAGTTAGCGGCTTACATGGGTGCGGTAATGTCCATGAAAGCTGACATGCTCGCCAACGAAAACTACATAGCCACTGCAAAACAAAGGGCTAGTGTAAAGAAGTTACTGGAGCTAATAGGTATTAGGATGCGCGGGCCATTGTCAGCAGCGGCAGACGCTCAAATAACCTTCGATTCAGATTTAACCACTGTAGGTTCGGTGAGCATCGGCCCAGCGCAAAGAACTTTTCAGGTTTTATCGCCTGAAGATGGGGCGCAGCTAACGTATACGTTATACAAAGTAGTTAATGGTTTGGTGGATCAAGCCACAAGGAATGCTACTATTGTTTTAGATCCTGCTTCGGAAGGATTGGGTGATGAGAAAAATATTTTTCAAAACTTAGTTGTTCAGGAAGGGTCTTTAGTTCTAGAGGGCGGTGAGTTTGCTGCTACAGAAGGACAGAAGACAGTGGCCTTGGCTGACGGCCCAGTGGTCGAAGGTAGCATAGAAGTATTCATTGACTCTCCTAATTCAGATTCTAACGGAGCTTACTCAGAAGTGGATAGTATTTACTTCGCGTCGGGTGCCAGTGACAAGATTTTTGAAGTGGTTTACGATGAGTTCTATAACGCTACTGTGGTTTTTGGCACAGGTGTGGCCGGGGTATCTCCTCCAGATTCGGCCAGCTACTCAATATCTTATAGAGTTGGTGGAGGGACAAGAGGCAACTTGGAAAAAGATGCTTTAGCTGCCTCTGTAATCGGGACTAGCGGAGCAAACTCTTATCCTGGAACAGTAAGAAACACATCCAAGGCAACAGGTGGCTCAAACGCAGAAACAATAGAGCACGCTAAGAAGTATGCTCCTCTAACTTTTAGGAGACAGGATAGGTTAGTAACCTTGACGGACTATTCCACGTTTGCTAATACCTTTATAAGCACTTTTGGCACAGTGGGAAAAGCCACTGCTGCTACGCGAAATGCCTACTCTTCGGCTAACACCATAGATATTTATTTGCTAGAAAAAGCAAGCGACCTTCAATTGCAGAGAGCAACGAGTAACTTTAAGACACAACTACTTGCTGCTATGAATGAGAAAAAGATGATGACAGATGACATTGTTATCGTAGATGGTTTAATAAGAACATTGGATCTAGTTTGTACTATACGAATAGATCAGGAGCAGCAGGAGAATGAGGATGCAATCAAGGCGCAAGTAAGAAATAAAATCCTAAACTACCTGAGTATAGATAATACCGAGTTCGGAGAGGATTTAGTTGTTTCAGATCTCAATAGGCAAATCTTTGAAGTTGATGAAGTGAGATTTTCCACTTTGGACAATGTGGGTCAAGACATTAGGATAGACTTTAACGAGATAATCCAACTTAATAACTTAACAATTAATGTAGAATACTTAGCCTGATGGTAGATAACAGCAAATATACACCTAACCCTAGACAGTTCTATAAATCTAATTTTGTAGAACTCTTGGAGCAATTAACTCCTAAGCTGTATATTCAAGAAGATCTTGATCTAAGTGGGACAGACGTTGATCCTCTTAGAAAAGTTATAAACACACATCTTCAAGCGGCCAAAAATTTCCCTACAATTCTGCCTTTATCCTCTATCCCAAATACGCAGACGAGTGAGTTAAGTTCTTTATCTGGTATAGCACAGTATTTTGTAAAGCAGAATGGCCTTACAAATATTACTACGCAAAGCTTTAGAGAAAAAATACTCCTTCCTCTAGGTGTAAATTACTCTGATTTCGACACACAAGCACAGTATGAAAACTACTTGTCTTCGACGCTCATTCCTAAGTTAATTCCTCCTGGGATAACAACCCCAGGGACGATTGAGGATAATATGACAGAGCTTTCGGCATACACTAACGACAGTGCCGCCAGCAGCGTTCATAACTATTTAGTAGATAGTCTTGGTTGGTTTTACTTCCTCAACACTTCAGCCTTGGGGGGCCTGGATTACTCTCCATCTTCTTTCGTCGTTTCAAGTTTAGCTTCGCTATTTTTGGGGAATACTCTTGAGACTGTTGATGGTATAAAAGGGTTTACTGAGTATTTGTGGAAGAATGTTGAGGCTTGCTCTTTCGGTCAATACATACCTTCTAATTTTGTTTCCGGTGCTGCTGATGCGATACTAGACCCTAGTGCGGGAGAGGTAGCAACGTACACTAGCGGAACGCAAAAGCTAGAAAATCTAAAAACTTTACTTGACGTTATCTATTCTCCTTTGGCTATTGATCGCCAGGACTTTACCGTCAAAGACGCTTTTGACAACTTCCTTGATGCAGACATAATTTCTGAAGATCAGGTGTCTAATGGCCCACACAGAAAAACACTAGCTGCTTTAGGCTTCCATTTTGCTGACATATCGGATCAAGTAGAGAACATTAAATACATCTATGACATTGAAGATGTCGATCAAGATAATATTAAGTACATCGCTGATCTTGTAGGATACAAATTAAGGGGGAATCAGTCAAACAAGTGGAGGCATCAGCTACGAGTAGCAGCAGATATCTACAAAAAGTCTGGTACTGAGCAAGCTCTTCGCTCTGCTTTAAATGCCATTGTAGTTAATAGTATTCTTGACCTTGATGGAAAAATTGTTCCGCTCTGGGAGTCTTATGTACCGTTCCTTATTTGGTATGCTTTAGGCACGGGGTCTCCGCTATTCAAAAACCTGAGGACTTGGACTCCTCAGACAGCTAAGGAGTCTGGAGTTATATCCTATAGTAGTAGCAGTCTAGAAGAAAACCTAAAGTTAGTAACAGATTCTATTCTCCTAGACTTAGTTTCAGCGTTCCCACAAAACTTCAAGTATTTTGGAGAAGAGTTCCCTTTACCTAGGTTCTATGTTTTAAATGAAGATGGAACTAAAGGGGAGTTGTATACCGTATTAGGGGATACTAAGATGAAGCCCTGGCATGGTCACACCGTAACAGGTCCAGGTTATCAGGCCATACGAAGACAAGCTATCGAATTTGGTGAAGAGGCGCTGTGGGATCGTGCCGTGGGTCCAGGACCTTTTGGGGAAGGGGTATACATGGCAGGTAAACGGCACCCCCTGGGTCTAGAGCGTCCTACCTATCTTCTTTTTGAGGGAGACCCAGAATTCCTGTTTAATTATCGAGGCAGGTTTAATTATCCTATGCCTCCCTTTGAAGAAGTAAAGTATTACCGCGATTCTGTTGTTAGTAAGCCTCTAGCTGATCTTTTGGTTGATCGGCTAAAGTGCTTTAAAGTAGACCCTACTCTTGCTGAGGATGTAGGAGAATACATCGTTAGTGCTGCGGTAACCACAGACACGAACATAGGCTCTTTGAACGAGTTCTTAATGTTTTTTAGTTCCGTTCAACATCCTCCCAATTACGATGATGTAATGTTCAGCATCTCAGACTATGAGAAGAACTTACTAAGCTTGTGGAATGGAAAATCTTCTCATGTCTTCTTGGACTTTGACGAAGCCAGCTTTGATTTTAGAAACTCCACTCTAGAGGCAGATTCTAAGTATGCATTATATGAAACTGCTAGAGTAGCTCAAGAATATAGTCCGGCACATACTATACCTAGGGTTAACCTAAACGCTAGTGCGGTAGACGAATTTATAGCCTCAAGCACAAACTTCCTGTATGCTGGTTTAGATAGTGCCGATACTAGGGCAGGGTATTCTTCAGGTTCCGTTTTAGGAAATGCGGAGATAAGTGGAGTTGAGATTACATCAGATCCAGGAAGAGACGGGTTCAGCACATTTAAACGAGATCAAGTTGATGGTATAGACACACAACTAAGCTCAACAGACTCAATTGTTGGTCCTGCAAGAAGAGCTTTGAGAAGGAGAAACTTTAGGTATGTTCTCCCAGAGGAGGGGTACTACGATAGGACGGGTTTTAACGGGCCTGTGAGCTACGATCCTTCGGTTCTAGAGAGATCTATGGCAAGTTCCTTAGGTGAGCTTACGCTAGGCTACGTCGCCTCTGCGGGCGAGTTTTATCCTGTAGAGGACCATACAGAAATATCAGGTGTCTGGCATATTTGTGAAGGGCTACAATCAAGCAGCGTCTTTTCTGGAGTAGACACAAGTAATACATTCCCCTACAGAGGGCTAAAGGTTCTAGGGTCTGATGCCAAGAATGAAAACATTCCTTCGGCTACTGATCGCTACGTTGATCGCGGACAAACACCAAGGATAGTAAGAACCATGCACTCTCTTCTTGAGAAGAAAGCCAAAACCTACGCAGAGATGCAGGTTTCAGCGGACCCCTCTTCTTTTGATAATGATTCGTATTGGAAGAATCAAGTTCAGAGCTTCACTAACTCTGCCATAGCTAGTGGGTATGTCATAGACTCTTACTCTGAATATGAAAACTTTAGCTTTGGTAGAGGACTACAAAACCTATACCGAGACTACTGTACAAGTTTTGGACAGCACGGACTAAGCCCAACCATTCAAGATAAAACAGGAGGAAATATTTTTGCTCATGTTTTCGGAAAAGCGTTGTACAATTCTGATTTTAAGATCTCAGGTGCTAATGGAGCTTCATTTATTCAAACAAATTTACGGGAGTCTACCCCTATAAACAATACTAATGTTTGGGCAGACGGTGGAGTAGGCACGTTCACAGCCAGCAGCTTGAATCAAGCAGTAGTTCCCTTGGTGGGTACTTATGTTTCTGGGGAGGCATTTGATTTTAGAAACCCCACTATTCTCAGCGGAATAGAGTTTTGCGATATCTCAGGGGCACCTAGTAGAAATGAGTTTAGAGTTATACATCTAGACACTAGCTCCGCTGTCCCAGGGTTTGACAATTACTTTTTAGGCAATCCTGTGATAAAATGCAAGTCCGTTGGCGGATTACCTAGAATTCGTTTTGATGTTTCTTCCTATGGGGACATGCCTAACATGCTTAATGCACAGCATAAGTTTACTCTAAATGTAAAAGCTTTAGTTGCAGATGAAACTCTTCCTGACCTAGGTGGTGGTAGATTAGGTGTTTGGATTCATACCGAGCCAGAAGAAGATTTGATGTGGTCTTGGACTACTGATGGAAAGTGGACCCCAACCGAAGTAAGTAGCCTAAGCATTGATCAGGTAACAAAGAATCTGTGTCACACTTATTCGTTCCCAAAAAGTGTACCGGACAGGGCCACGCAGGAATACTGTTTGAACTCTATCGAGGCACCAGAACAAACAGTAAATGATAAATCTCTTATTTTAATAAGGGGGGATTACTTCCAAAACTTCAAAGTTGAGTTTGATACAAGAAACTTTACAATATACAACAACTACGAATACAAAAAGATTATTCCGAAAACAAATGAGCAATTTAAGTTAACGGATCAAGTCCATAAAGATCGTAATTATGTTATTGAGGTTTTCTTCTTACCAAACAATAACGATTCTAAGTATTTACTTATTGATTCTATAGACTTAGAGGACTCAACGCTTAGGTATGAGGCGGGCATATCAACGGGCCTTGGGTTAGAAACAAGCTCCAGACCGCTTATACCCTTTATAGAAGAGTATAAGTACAAGTTAGACAAACAAGAACTCGCGGATGTTCTAGGCTTCTATAATGGATTAACAGGGCAGAGAGCAGGAGAGAATACTACCACACTAGCTTCTAGAGATGCAAGTATAACTTCAGGGACATTAGAGTTAAGTGGAGGTAGTAGGATATCTTATAGGGTTCAGCCTGAGTGGGTCAATCACACAGATGGAGCTAACGGAAACTATACAGTTGTGGAGTTTGATAACTGATGAGAGGTGAAGTAGAAGTTTGGAGTGGAGACGAGCTAATCCTTAAGGAAGCTAACATGCTAACTGATGGAGCGGGTGAGCTATTGGCAGATATCATGACGGTATCCCCATCACTAGCTACGATATCCGACCCAGCAACGCAAGCGATTTTAGACACATCTAACTATACGATCCAGGCAATATCGTTTGGCACAGGGTCCGATGCTTTTAGAACAAATGCACACAACTTTGATGGTAAAAAAATATCTTTGTTTGCTGGGCAACTAGGGGATATACAGACTGGGCAGTCTGGCAACATAGCTCTTCTAAGGACCAATAGAGAGGACGGAAACACAGCTTCAGTCGATCAACCTGTAGCCACTTCAGTTCCGATTTCTCCTGATCCTGCGTTAAAAGAATTAGAGATAAATACAAATTGCTCTTCTATTTTTACTGGACCAGACCCAGACATTCCTCTTAGCTCCGTTTTTCCTGGTAACGGACAACTAACGAACTTCTTATTAAGTCCTGTAACGGAGGACGTTATTAAGGAGACTCAACTTAGCTCTGATGCTCTTGCTTATGGCGCAGCTTCAATTTTAGGTTGTTTCCCAGAAGGAAGTAGTGTTTCTCGAACAGAAGAACCGAGTAGAGTTGTTTACTACGATTCGGATTCGTCTGCCTTGAGGATAGAGTCTTCTGGTGGTTATTTTAATGAAGTAAGCTCAATGGATATTTCAGGGTTTGTCACCGCAGTTCCAGGAACGGCGAGTACAAGCGGACTAACAACTTCATCCAATGCATCCTTTGCAACTAATGGAACTGTTGAGTATGCAGTGACCTTATCAAGATCAGATGCCTTGTTTGCTCATGCTTACGGAGGCATTTTTCATTTAGGTCTTTGGACCATAAACATGAAGGAATCTCTTCTCAATGGAAATACACCGCCTTTTGGGTTTAGTGTACTAGATAATCCTAGAAAGTACAGGCTGTTTTGCAGGAAAGGTGTATCAAAAGATCTGACCTACATAGAAGACGTTACAGCATATGAGGATCTAACAATAAAGTGGAGGCTTCACTTCCTATGAAAAACTTTACAGAAGAATTAGGTATTAACGGACACCTTACCATCATAAAAAAGATGAGTACGGGCGAAGAAGAAGTCCTTCTTGACGACTCTAACATAATCGTTTCTGGTATGGGAGTTGGTCTTTCTTACTTGTTTGCGGCTTCTGGGTCTAACAGTATCTTAGACTATCAAATACAAAAGTTTCAGCTTGGAGTTTCTGGTCCTCCTGCTGGAGGTGTTACTAGTGCGATCAACGAGTTATCGGGGTCCCTCACATCTGTAGATGAGTACGGGACGGGAAGTAACTTAGCTATTTTTGAGGGGACTCAGATTGTAGGTAACAGCGATATCCCCGGTAGATTTTTTGCCGAGATACCTGCGAGTAAAATCACAAGGATTAATGATAGCTCAGTGAGATACACGTTAGTTGTTGATGAGGAAGCAGCAAACGGTTTAGAACGTGACGGCAATGATGCAGCAATAAATGAGATAGGAATGTTCATGAAGAATCCGAGAGGAAGTGTGGACGATAAGCCAATCTTAGTTTGTTACAGAACATTTAGCGATATAATAAAAACTAATGATTTTAGTTTAATCTTTCGGTGGACAATAAACTTCTGATATGGCATTCAACCAAAATGATATCTATACAAGCAGCGGCAACGTAGTCCTGTTTAATTCGTGGACGCCTTATGTGTCTAAGTTCGATACTAGTACCTTCTACAACTGGGAGCAGGACAACGTACCTCTATATGATTTAGAAGAGCGCACTTATGAACTTTGGGAGCAGGGAGGATTTGCCACTTCTGCTGGAGTTCCTGGTCTGGCTCTAACTGTATCTGCTGATACTCCTGAGCTTACACTCCAGCAAAATCCAAATATATTCGTAGATGTTAGTTCTGCTATTGCAGCCATCCCTAAAGTTGTTCGGTTCCCTGTACTAGTGGAAGTAGCAAACTTTGGTGACCTTGGACCACTAGAGTTACACAACTTTAGAATAGAAGAAGAAGGCTCTATAGAAATTATAAATAGAAACTTCTCTAGGACATACAACGCTTCCTCAGATGTGAGAACTGTTGGAACTCCAAGCACAGGTCAGTATCTTCAAGTTCCGACACAGATTAGCTCATTAGATTTAAGCAACACGTTAACGGATACATCCTGCGTACACATCGCAACCCCTGTTCTTTCTGGAGCGGGAGACGAAAGGTTCAATAAAGTAAATTCTATTTTCTACCCTTCTCATAGTGAAAGAGCTACTCCATTAGCAGTTACCCTTTCAGGCGGCTCATTTAGATCTGGCACGGCTAATCAGTTTGTTCCTAATGTTTTTGAAAATCTAACTGAGGATGGTACGATAGTAACCAGTGATATTAGTTCGGTCAATACCGCTACTACCTCGGATATAAAGCGTCCTCAAGTAAGTACAGCAGATCCTTTAGGAGGAAACGTGTACGGCAATGCTTGCTCTAAGATTAGTGTAAAGAATTGCGATGGGCCAATATTTATTAGGCACTTCTTTGTTGACGGACAAGCCGCAAGACCAGTAGGTATTGAGGTTACTAATTCCAAAGTGGTTATTGAGAACTGCGCGGCGGTTAAGTGTCAGGAAGCCGGGTTCAAGTTTAGTAACTCGGAGGTTACCTTATCTAGGTCAGCTTTCGCTTACAGAAACTATAAAGAGGCTACGGCAACCACAAGAGAGCCTGAGCTTGGAACTGGCTTCCACTTTATAAACAGTGACGTACTAGTTAGCTCTTTACCCCTTGACGTAACTTCTACCGAAGTTGGCGACACAGGTGCTGAAGGGAGAGACGCTACTTTCGTTGCTTCAAGAAACACAAAAGGATTTGTTTTGGAGAACTCCAAGCTTCGAGGAGGTGTAAGGAGATCATCCCCAGCGACAGCGAGCACAGGAGGCGTTATATGCTCAGAGCTTAACACTAGTGCGGGCATGACTCTAGAAAATGCTTTTGTGGACGTTGAGGGGCTAGTAGACGTTTACGGAAACAACGTAGGCATTCAAGCGAATAACTCTTTCTTCCGATACGAAAACCTTACGGTAGACGGAAACCAGGAGCAAGGTCTTGAAAGCATAAAGTCTACATTAATCTTCGATTCTAACGATATCATGGAAGACAGCGCCCGTAGGCAATTAGATTTCTCTGCGAATGCTGTTCATATGGACCTTACGGACAGTGCATTTAAGTTTAAGATAAAAGACGATGTTCCCAGCGTCTATGGAAACTCTTTCTTCAGAACAGCCTTCGCAGGAACACCCGCTATTTTTGCTAATGATAACTCTAATGTTGACCTAATTAGTGCGTACATTGATGTCAGCGATGTCGATGGAAATGGAACAACTTACGGCAGAGGAATTAAAGCATCTAATGGATCTGTGGCAACGCTTAACGGAAAATCTAATGGGGCTACCTTCATCCTTGGTCCCTCTGACTACCCTACACAGCGTGTTATGGCTGGAGCTTGCGCTGATAAGAACTCAACAATAAGCTTTCACGGACCCACCGCAGTAGCACAGTTCGGTGTAGATGTCTTAGCTAAAGACAATTCCGTTATAAATTTTGAGCCTAGAAGAATCGAAGGCTCTTATGCACCGGACAATCAATCTTTTGCTTTAAGTTCTCCGCAAAATCATACAACTGTGGAGCTTCACTCTACTCGTTCTTGCTTAGTGGCACAAAGAAATAGTACAATTAACATGCGGGATCTTGGTGCTTTCCCGGCAAACTGGGCGAGCACGCCCAGCGGAACCCTAATGTTAGAAAAAGCTGACTATATCCTTCCCGCTAGTGGCGATGTTTCTGCGGGCTCTATGCAGTTCTTTGCTAACCCTCAAGATTCAGGTGTAATTGCTACTTCAGGCGTCAACACAATTCCGACTGTTTCAGTTCCCCTTACCCCAACTTTAGCGGGGGGACGAACAAATACACTTTTAGTTAACGATGGCGGTTACTCAAACCCTAATTTCAACCCAGGTTCAGACAGGACATCAACTGCTATGGGTGGAGTATGTCTTAGAGCCGTAGAGGATAGCGTAGTAAATGTACATAACTCACACTTCCCGGTTCCTCCAAACGGTAGTCCTGCTGATGGTCTTTTCTTTGATGCTAGTGGGGACGACTGCGATAAATTCAACATTTGGAATATTGCCGATAGCTCAAGACTCAATGCATCCTATGTTTCTCTTAGCGGTATGCACCCAATAAGCTGCTTGCAGCACGGGCCAAGCGCAATATACTCAGGCACTGACGCGCTTGCTTCGGGCGCTCCTTCAGGGACACCAGATACTGGATCGTTAAGTATTCTTGATGCTTTTGGTGCAGGAAGTGCTGTCTGGGTTGTTCCTTCCGGTGTGGATGTAAACTCACAGTTCGAAAGATTTTATCCGGTATCAGGCGGAATAAATGGTGAGACAGCGAGCGCCCTTTCTGAAGCTGGTATAAACGTAAGTGGAACTACAGCTTATACCTTTGGGGTTAGTGGGGCGTTTAACAATAGAGGGTTCTTCAGACTATACTGGTCACCTAAAGCAAGTGCTAAGTTACTGCAAAATAACGTAGCTACTGATGGAAGTTTTTCCGGGGTAGTAGGACCAGCGTATCAAATATTTTCTCAAGGCTACAATTGTTCCGGTGATTTATCAGCCATCGTACCAGAAAATGAAACAAATGCAAGCTCAGTAGCTCCTGACCTATTAAAACTTAGCTATGATAGTGATAGCGATGGTATCTATGATCAGCTATGGACATCAGGATTCTACTATTGCGGAGAGATGTTGGAGGAAAACCCAACACAATGTATTCTTGATGAGTCTGCTGCGGACATGTTCGCTAACGCTAGAAACGCGAGTGTTGGTTTAGCGGGTAGACCCAGAAAGGCTACAATTTACAGCGACAGCACTGAGAGGAATGGAGAGTCTTACTCCGGTGACGAAATAAAGGGCTTTAAATCAGCTTCTATCTTTGACCTTTCGAGGGATAACTAATGGCAGACCAAATCTACGAAGAGAGTGTTTATAAATTTACTGATCCGGTAAGATTATTTAAAGCAAACGATCCTTATTACTTTGAGGTAGACAATATTCCTCTTAAACAGCTTCAAGAAAACTGTCTTTGGTTAAAGGATCAGATTAGAAGAGACGTAATTAAAATCAGCAATGTCAAGAGAGTTGATATTGAAGAGCTAAGGCCCTATGCTAGTGGAGGTGATCGTGTAGTTAGGGTCAAGCCAGGGAGGTTTACTGCTAGGATAAACGATGCTTCTACAAAGAAGCCCCTGGCTTACTTAAGAAAAATTTTAGGTCTTGAAGTGGGCGAAGTAGATGTTTACGAAGCCGCTCTACCTAATCCGGGCACATTTTCTACAGAAACAGAGGCAGGTGTCAATGCTCTCTTAGTGGATGCTTTAGACACATTTAAAAGTCGTCTAAGCGAAGACTCATTAGGACTTAATGGTTTGGGTGAGAGGTCGTTCACTTGGCCTATTGTTTCTCCTGATAGGCCCGTAGATCAGAATGGCGTCACAGTCTCTACTCAGGCTGATAGCGGTGCCTTGGGTTATGAAAGCCCTGGTTCAGGAAGAGCTTCAGAGCTAGTTCCCATGATCATTACCGAGGCACTTGTTTGGGCAAAAGCAAGGAATGCCGTGGCGGATAGAATTACTCTTACCACTTATGATTATACTGACCCCTTCAATGGCTTCGCTACTATGCCTAAGACAGACAGTTTCTTTGTGCGGGCTTGGAGAGGTGTTGCTAGAAATGCTATCGTAGATGTTCCTGAAGAACTTACTATCGAAGTACCTAGTTTCTCTGATGATGATTTTAATTACATTGATGAGAATGGTGATGAGGTTAGGGTAGACAATGTTTACAATAGAGTTGACATGGTATTCATCTACAGTAAACCTGTAGACGCTAGTTCTACTACCATCCTCAAAGGTTCAGGTAAAGAGGTAATTACTAGACCTACCTTAGGCATTGTTCGGGGGGCTGGTATTAAAGCTAACCTAGAAGGAACAACTAATTATACCGAAGAGTATATCGAAAGCACTGGCGATGACCATAAGATAATGGCTTCCCCTGGTGATACTGAAAATGAAAATATAGGCTTCATTTCTGCTTCGGCAAATGATATAGCATTCGATGTTCGTGGAAGCTTCCCGGCACCGGATGATTTACTAAACATCGCTCCACTTATTTCTGAGCAGCTAGAGAATGATGCCTTTGAGCTAGTCGGGCAGTCTATCCTGCCAGTGGCTTATGTGTGGGTGACTAGAGGCTCTTCCGTTGTTTCTACTACAGACGTAATTGATATTCGTCCACTCTTCAGAACTGCTGAACTAACCTACAATGAGAGAGCAGGTATTGCAGCAGCAATGCCTCAATTATCTCTAGCTAATCCCGCTGTTGGAAAAGCACAAATGGATTACGAATTAAAGCGTCAGTACGATTCAGTAAATGCTAGACTTAATAACTTAGAAGTAGAGGAGGAAGCTGGTCTTCCCCAAGGTATGAGGACTGTGGCTGGCGGGTATGTCTTCGGTGGTTGGAATTTTGGACCAGAAGGTGCGATGTACGACTTCTATAGACAGGTATTCTCTCAAGACCTGAACCCTGACAATGACTCCGAAGCGGCAATCAAAGATTACGTTAGACAAAAGTACGGGCTGTCTAGAACAGGCTTTGAGGTTCCTGCTTACCCTGATTGGGATTTGGCTGATTGGGCCACGCTTAATCCTGATCTAACTGAAGTTGGTCGATACCCTAACGACTATATAAACACTTTCTTTTCTCAATATGGAGATTATCCCAGCACAAGCACGGCGGACGGGTCTATTGTTGCAGGTGCGGCTAGAGAATTTGTTGGGCCAGATGGTCTAAACTCTGGAGGTAATCCTCCTGAAAGACAAGTTCAGTTTTCTAATGCAAGTATGCCTAATAGAGAACAAGAAGAGACGAAAGACAGGGTGCATTTCAGTTTTATAAAGAAAAGAATAGAGTTTGATAGAGCTTCTTATCCAGGCATGATTGATTATGCTGTGGACATAAACTTAGTAAATAGCGTTCCACAGATCAGCGGAGCCAAAGGTAGTTCTAATAGAATTTTTCTTGGAAACAGCACCCAAGGTTTTGGTGATCCTGACTTAGATGAATCTGCAAGATACATAGGTCACTGGGTTGAGAAAGGAGAAGACTACTTCATTATTTACATTGCTTTTGCTACACATGATATTACAGGAGACAATATTGCCTTCCAACAAGGAAATCCTCTTACTTATCTTCCTTTAGTTCCCGCCCCACACACTTTCCGCCGACCAGGAGGAAGTAATACGATAACTAGTAGTGAGCGGGGTGGAGAAAGATTTAGTAGTTTCCTTGTTCCTGTAGACGATATCATAAAATCTAACCCAAACCCACAGACAGCAGGAAATTTTTATGGTTACTTAGGTAATCCTAGAATGGGTAAGTGTACTTATCCTACAGTTACTTGGTCGATGAAAGCCGTGAGCCAAAATGATGCTCCTTTCTTTTACGGTAACCTAAACACTAATAATGTAATTACTCTTAACCAAGACTAAGGATGTCAGATACTACGTTTGGTTGCGGCGCTTTCTTACCTGGAAGAGGCCCATTTAACTTCCCTGATTATATTGATGGGGGTAATGTTAATGATCCTGATCCGCCCGATCCCGATCCTCCTGGAACTAAGACTGAAGCTGACCCAACTGATCCTCCTGTTGTTGTAGATCCGGGTGGGGGTGGTCCTGCCGCCCTTCCTGGAGGACCCCAAACTCCTCCGTCAGGAGGTGGAAACGGCGGTGGCGGCCCAGGATCCCCTATATCGCCCCCACCCGGCCCGGCAGGTCCTGTATCTCCAGGAGGTCCTACCTCTCCAGGTCCATCAATACCAGGGGCTCCAACAGCACCCCCTAACCCGAAAGAATGCCGTTGTGTCATTAACGAGAATAGGATTAGTGTTAATTATAACGTAAGATTTGATGGGACTAGGGTATGGAATATTACGTTTAACCAAAAATGCGTAAGACAACCCATAGGAACACCTAACACTACGCAAACAGTCATAGATAATTTTATTGCCACCCTTCCACTTGGAGGAGAATTATCTATAGAAGGTACAGGTTTCGGCTATGAGAACTGTAATACAGGAACTACTACAGCCCCTAGATGTAACGGAGGATGTCCTGCTATTAGTGCTAGATACTCTATTCCTGCAATACCTGATCCTCCTGCACCGGGTCCCACGATAAACCCCGACGAGGAGCCTCCTCGCCCAGGACCAATAAACCCTCAGCCTAAGCCCACAGGAGGCGGTGGCCCCTTCACGCCTATAGGCGACTTACCCTCTGCTCCTGGCCCTAGCGTCCCCGGTGGCGGGGGAGGGGGAGGCACCAGCAGTGCTGGCCCACAAACCCCAGGCCCTGGCCCTGTGCGCCCCGGTGTCACTAATGCCGGACCACAGAACCCTATAGGGCCGATATCTCCTGGAGGTGGAGGTAACGGGTATACTCCCATAGAAGACTTACCTTCTGCTCCTGGCCCTAGCGTCCCTGGTGGCGGGGGAAATGGAGGTGGAGGCCCCAGAAGTGCTGGACCGCAAGGACCCGCTCCACCCGTAGTTCCAGTTGATCCCGGCGGCAATACCGGGGAAGGTGGTGGTGGAGAGCCTATCGGAGAGCGACCAGAAAAAGATCCTACAGGCGGCTTCAATTTTGTTGGGGGAGGGGTTATAGGAAAAAGTAGCGAAAATACAATCAACAATATAACAAACACCTTAGAAACAACTAGCTCTATTGATTTAGGAGACCCGAAGCTATCTAGAGAAATACTTTCGCAAAGACCTAGCGGCTTTGAAGAGGAAGAAATATTCTTTGACGATACCCCAGAAAAATCGGTATTTGTTGAAAACACAAGTACGATTACTGACATCTTCGCCAGGGTTATAGACAATAATATTCTATATCTATTACAAAATCAAAATACTCTTGGTGATTGGGATAGTAAAAGAGCAGGTGGAGTAACACCAACTACGGTCTACAATAGCCTTAATGAAGAAACGAAGGATATTCTATCAAGGATACTAAATTATGATAGGAGTCCAATAAATAGATCTCAGATATATCATATTATTGGAAGTAGAATACTTGATGGTACAATAGCTAAAGTAACTAAAGGTAGTCTTAGGGCTTTAGCTGACGGGGCAAAAGAAGAAACTCCTCTTGTGATTACTAGAAGCAGATCAGACATTGTAAATGAGACAGTGGCATTAGCTCTAGTAGAAAAAAACTATTACCCTTTAGACCCTACCGAATCTACGGGTCGCGCAGGAGAGACTTTAAAGAACCAAAAAACATTAGCTAGTGATTTGGATAGGTTTCTTCCAGTCATTGTGGGGGGTCAAACTCTAAGATACTATGTTAATGATGACGATACTTTCATTGGAAGAAGCACGTTATCATTAACAGATGGAGAATACTTCGACATCACATTAGGGGGTGAGACAAGTAGAATCTTTGCCGAGTCGGAAAAAGATCATGCCTTTATTGTACCTGAAAAGACTAGGCAAATAGCCATAAAAATCTTAGGGGGCGATCCATCAAGAACACTTTCCGTTAGTGGGGATCCTAATGGAATTGAATTGGATTACTCATTGACAGCCCCAAGAGAAAACTTATATTTCCTGAGTTGTGTGTTAGATTCTATTGTTACTGAGCCCGATGCAGCTAATACTAGGCACATAAAAACTACTACAGCTAGGTATGAGAATGTAAGCTTAAGAGATATAGACGATATAAATGAGTTTATTAAATATAAGAACAACCACCAAACCTTTGTTTTGGATGATGACGATAGATTATTAGATTATGTTGAAAGGGATGGGGTCCTTTATCTAACTCAAAATGATATTATTGTAGACTCTCCTAAAGAGAATAAGACCATGCCCTTACTTACTAGGCAGATACCTTGGTACATTCTCTTGTATCCATCAAACAAACCAGAGAACAATCCGTTCAATGGAAAATCTCAGATTGTTGACATTACGCCCTCATCCTCCACGGATCCGGGCTCAATTACAAGACAACTAAAAACTAGGACTAGCATAAACCCTAAATTCAGAAATACGTTTAATCAGTTTGTTAGCACTGAACTGGTAGGTAGAGATGGGGTAGATCTGCTAGGAGTTCCCACTACTCAAGCCAGGATAAATAAAATAAACTTAACTAATAAGTTGATCAATTCTGGTTACGTTAATAGTGATGGAGAGGAAACCGCAGCGGCCACATATAATCCCAACAGAGGTAGGACAGGCTATAGGTTGCTTACAGAAATAATTAAAGATCTTGATAATAATTACTTGCTTGGTTTAAACGGTATAGGAAAGTCTCTTACTGAGTTTGATGTTCTATCAAGGCTTAACTTCAAGCAATTTAACATGTTATCGAGGATGGAAAACTACAACGTCTTAAAGCAATCATTGTTTAATGGTATGGTAAACAATGTAAAGGTGACACCTGGAACAAAAAACTCAGATTCTAAGATAGCGATCAGGAAGACTCAATTGGTTCGTAGAAGGTCTACAGCAGCAGAGCAAGACCAGTATCCTGAAATCAAATCTACTAACTTTAATAGGGCAATCGCTCCCCCCACCACAGAAGGACCTCCAGAGTTTACTCCATATGAGCCCCCTTCTCCTCCAACCGCACTCTAGTAACATTTTTTAAAACAAAAAACATTTGCTGGCTTTGCCTTACTAAATAACCTAGAGATGAAAATCTTAACCTTTTTATAGGATATAATTATGGATCACATGAAATTAAC